TATCCAGGTTTGATGGATATTATTCTGAATATTGAAGGTATCGTAAAATCAAGAGGTATTCATGCTTCTGGTACGATTCTATATGATCCGGCAACTTTGAATGATACTGCAGCAATTATGCGTAGTAAAGAAGGAGATTTAACAACTTGTTATGATCTTCATATGTGTGAAGCCGCTGGAGACACGAAATATGACTTTCTGTTGACAGAAGTTTGTGATAAGATAATTCAATGTTACAGGTTGTTAAAAAATGCACATGAGATTGAAGATATAAGTTTGAAAGAGTTTTATGACGAATATCTTCATCCAGAGCATATTGATACAACAGATAAGAGAATTTGGGATCATCTGGCTGCAGGCGATGTGTTGGATGTATTCCAGTTCAATAGTGGTGTCGGTCTTGCGATGGCAAAAGCAATTAAAGCAACAAACCCATTAGAAATGACTGCGGCGAATGCAATGGTTCGTTTAATGTCAGAACCTGGGGTTGAAAGTCAGCAAGACAGATATATTCGTATTCGTGATGGTGGCTTGAAGTTCTTTGATGCAGAAATGCATAGAGCAAAACTACCAGAGAAAATGATTGCGGCAATGCACAAATACTGTGATACTTATTATGGTTGTTGTGCAATTCAAGAGCAGATGATGCAGATTTTGATGGATCCTGATATTGCAAGATTTTCATTGAAAGATGCGAATGATGCTCGTAAGATTGTCGCAAAGAAACAGATGAAACGTATTCCTGAGTTAAGACAAAAAGTATATTCAGCAATTGGTGATGAACACCAGGCTGATTATATTTGGGAAGTCGCGGTTCGTCCGCAGCTGGGGTATGCGTTCAGTTTAAATCATAGTTTGCCTTATAGTTTCGTTGGTATTCAAACAATTATATTGGCGACGAGATTTAATCCAGTATATTGGAATTCAGCGTGTTTGATTGTAAACTGTGGTGCTGTTGATCCAGATGAAAAAGGTCAAACGGACTATGGGAAGATTGCAAAGGCAGTAAATGATATTAAAGGTCGTGGAATTAAAGTTGCGCCGATTGATATCAATATTTCAGAATATGGATTTACACCGAATGCAGCAACAAATTCAATTATGTTCGGTATGAAGGGTTTGTTGAATGTTGGTGAGGATGTAATCGCATCTATCATCGAAAATCGTCCATATAGTAGTTTTGAGGATTTCTGTAAAAAAGTTAAGTTGACTCGGCAGCCAATGATTTCTCTAATTAAGTCAGGAGCATTTGATCAGTTTAAAGAGCGTAAAGAAATTATGGCTCAATATCTGTGGATGACTTGTGATAAGAAAAAGAGAATTACACTTCAAAATATGGCTGGTTTGATTAGACGAAATATGTTGCCAGAAGAACTTGATCAACAGCGGAAAGTATTTGAGTTTAATCGTTATCTAAAAGACAAGTGTGCGCATGGTGATTATTATTTCTTAGATGATAGAGCGATGATGTTCTTAAATGCGCATTATCCAGATATTAAGTTAGATTATCTTGGACCGAATGGAAACTGGCAGTATATGTTGAGTGTTAAGATTTGGGATAAGATTTATCAAGCTGAAATGGATATTGTGCGCAATTGGATGAAGAATAATCAGAGTGAAGCACTTTATCGGTTGAATAAAGAAATCTTCGTTGATGATTGGAATAAGTATGCAAAAGGCAATTATTCATCTTGGGAAATGGAAGTTATGTGTTTCTATGATCATGAACATGAGCTTGCAAAAGCAAATCGAGTGAGATATGGAATTAGTAATTACTTCCAGTTGCCAGAAGAGCCGATTGTTGAAAGTTTATGGAGAGGACGTATTCCGATTTATAAACTGGCAAGAATTTGCGGCACAGTCGTTGCGAAGAACAAAATGAAGTCACAGATTAGTTTGTTGACTGTTGAAGGCGTTGTAACTGTTAAGTTTACGAAAGAATATTTTGCGCTGTTTGATCGTCAGATTAGTCAGCGTGGAGCTGATGGTGTAAAGCATGTTGTTGAAAAATCTTGGTTTAATCGTGGAAGTATGTTGATTATTACTGGAATGCGGCGTGGGGATGAATTTGTCGCGAAAAAGTATTCAGCGACTCCTGGACATCAGATGTATAAGATTGATGAGATATTTACTAACGGCAACTTAACACTGAGAGCGGAAAGGGCAACAGGTGAAGGCAGTGACGATGGAGAATAAAATAATGCGTTGGCGCAATTCGCGACTTCATCGTCGCTGCGACCTGTGCCAACACAGTTATATAAAATTAGTTGGTATAGAACAACGAGATTTATGGTTGTGTAATGCAAAAGATAAATGTATCATAAACTGTTGGCGGCCATTTTGTACACTATACAAAGCTGAGGAATATAAAAAGATATGAAAGTAATAGTTTGTCTCGTTGGCAAAAGTGGTTCTGGTAAAGATACATTGGCGCAGAAGTTGGCTGAATGCCCAGAATGGCATAACGTTGTATCTTGTACTACCAGACCCAAAAGAGAATATGAAGTAGAAGGCAAAGATTATTTCTTTGTTTCTGATGAAGAATTTGCGCAGAAGGTATTAAATGGAGATCTGCTTGAGGCGACTTATTTTAATACTTGGCATTACGGCACTTTGAAATCAACTTTACAAGAGGGTATCAATGTAGGTGTTTGGAACCCTGAAGGTTATGACTGTTTGCGCGAAACGGTAAAGTTTGATAAAGACATTAAGCTATTGGCATATTGGCTTCAGTGTGATGATAAGGTGCGGCTATTGCGGCAGCTAAATCGCGAAGAGCATCCAGACGTGCATGAAATTGTAAGACGTTTTGGCACTGATGAAGAAGATTTCCAATGGCTTGAAGATGATGATATTCCAATTCTTTGGAATAACACTTGGGAAGATATGCAGCGTAATTATATTGATATTAAGGATGCAGCTTATCAGGCCTACGATGGTTAAGCAATCCACCTTAATTCTCATATATAATATACACCTATAAAGGGGGATTGTATACCTTGATTACAAAACGTGATGGACGTAAGGTTGAATTCGATGGGAACAAAATCCGCATTGCTGTGGCTAAAGCATACTGGGATCCAGATTATGCACCTGAAAAGCCGTATCCGCCATATGTGGAAGATATTGTTCAATATATTTCAGAAGAGAACGAAGCCTACGATATTTCAGTTGAAGAAATTCAAGACATTGTTGAAGAATTTTTGATGAAGTTCGACCCAAAGACAGCTCGACGTTATGTGCGTTATCGTTACAAGAAAGAAGTTATTCGTGAGCAGAAAGATGATTTCTTTATGAAGCTCAAGAGTAAGATCGAAGCAACGGACGTTCAAAATCAAAATGCCAATGTTGATGAATATTCATTTGGTGGCCGCAAGGGTGAAGCTGATGCGGCAGTCATGAAAGAGTATGCACTCACTTATTGTATGAGTGACATGGCTCGTGAAAATCATGAGAACAATACTATTTATACGCATGACCTGGATGCTTATGCAGTAGGTATGCACAATTGTTTAACTATTCCTTTTGATGATCTTCTTGCAAAAGGATTTAATGTGCGGCAGACAGATGTTCGCCCTGCCCGCAGTATAAACACCGCAATGCAGCTTGTGGCTGTTATTTTCCAGCTTCAATCATTGCAGCAATTTGGCGGTGTAAGCGCTGGACATTTGGATTGGACAATGGTTCCATATGTGCGGCAATCTTATTATAAGCATTATAAAGATGGATTAAAATATATCTGTGATTATACTAATGAAATGATTGCAGATGAAATTGATTTTCCAGATCCAAAAGAAGTAAGTATTGATGATACAAGTATGTATTCTGTGGCACGTGCCGCAAAATATGCCGACGATATGACTGAACGTGAACTTACTCAGGCGGTTGAAGGTTTATATCACAATCTCAATACTCTACAATCTCGTAGCGGTAATCAGTTGCCATTTACTTCAATTAACTATGGTACTTGTACGCTTAGTGAAGGACGTATGGTTATTAAGGCCCTATTACAAGGTTCTATTAAAGGGATTGGTAAGCTTCATCGCACTCCAATTTTCCCATGCGGAATCTTCCAATTAATGAAGGGCGTCAATCGTGCACCAGGCGATCCTAACTACGATTTGTTTAAATTGGCTCTTGAATCAACAGCCAAACGTTTGTATCCAAACTATGCAAACTGCGACTGGAGTAACAATGCTGGCTATGATAAAAATGATCCGCGCACATATTTCAGCACTATGGGATGTCGCACGGCTAATGGTGCTGATATTAATGCTGAACCGGGTGTTAACCCGCAAATGAAAGATGGTCGTGGCAACTTGTGCCCTGTGACCATTATACTTCCTACGATTGCAATGCTGGCCAAAGAAGCCGTCGAAGCAGGCACGCGCGGAGACGTAGACGGAGATTCAAAATCACTCTGGGAAATTTTTATGGCAATTCTTGATGAAAAGATTTTCCAAGCAAAAGATCAGCTACTTGAACGCTATGAATATATTTGCAAGCAAGATCCACGTTCTGCGCAGTTTATGTATGAGAATCATACAATGCTTGGTTATAAGCCTGAAGAAGGTATTCGCTCAGCTTTGCGGCATGGTACTTTAACAATCGGTCAGCTTGGTATGGCAGAAACACTTGAGATTCTGCTTGGTACCAATCAGTGTCATCCAGAAGGAATGGCTGCTGCCAAGAAGATTGAAGAATTGTTTAAAAAGCGTTGCGCAGAATTTAAACAAGAATATCACTTGAACTTTGGCGTTTATTATACTCCTGCTGAGAATCTTTGTTATACAGCAATGAAGAAGTTTAAGAAACGCTATGGAGTAATTAAGAATGTCTCAGACCATGAATACTTCACTAACAGTATCCACGTTCCGGTTTGGGAAAAAGTTGGTGTCTTGGAAAAAATTGATATCGAGAGTCAGCTTACAGGTTATAGTAATGCTGGTTGTATTACTTATGTCGAGTTGGAAACTGGTATCGTCAATAATCTCGAAGCTATGGAACAAATTGTCAACTATGCCATGGACCATGATATTCCTTACTTTGCCATCAATGTTCCTAATGATACCTGTCTTGATTGTGGGTACACTGGCGAGTTTAATGATCATTGTCCTATATGCCATAGTGAGCATATCCAGCAGTTGCGTCGAGTTACTGGATACCTTACCGGAAACTATAAGACAGCATTTAACTGGGGTAAACAAAAGGAGACAGAGGAGCGAGTAAAACACACAGGGAGGATGGATGTGTAATGCGTTACGCAGGTATTATATATGATGATACTGCGGCAGCTCCTGGATTGTGTTTATCCTTTTATGTTCAAGGCTGCCCAATTCATTGCCCAGGCTGCCATAATCCGCAGACTTGGCCAGAAGAAGGTGGCTATGAGTTCACTGTAGATACGATGGATCGTATTATTGAAGGCATTAAAAAAAACGATGTTACACGTAGTTTTGCTGTGTTGGGTGGGGAGCCTCTCTCCCCACACAACGCCTTCTTGACAGCGATGGTGATACAAAATGTCAGAGAGCATTATCCGCAAATTCCTATTTGGGTTTGGTCGGGCTATGAGATACAAGACATTATTGGTATGACTAGTTCACCGCATATTAGAAACATTCTTGCAAAAGTGGACGTAATCGTAGCCGGTCCATATAAAGAAGAATTACGTGATATTAGTTTACCGCATATGGGCAGTAGCAACCAGAAAGTCCTCATAGTTGACCACGAAAAAAATAAATGCTATAATAAAGAAAATGAAGAAGAGGAGTATTCTTTCAATGTCCGAAGTGAATGAACCTATCTTTATGGAGCAAGCTGAGTATTTAGACTACTTAAAAAATCAGGTTAAAGTACAAAATCCTGAATTAGCCACAGCTCCTATTGCACAATTAAATGTGTATCAAATGAATAAAGACTTAGTTAAAGGTCTTAAAAAAATGAATAATATGGACGTGAATAGAGCTCTTGAAAAAGTGGCTGAATGGTTTAACTCAACAGAAACACATTACGCACTTTTAAATCATGAACATCATTATTTTACAATTTTTGAAGTATCGGATAATGAAGCTACTGGGAATCCTCAATCTTTTATTAAAGAATTAAAAGACATTCTTATGAATTATTATGCTGATCATGATTTGCGCGCAATTGATGTTGACACAAATGGCGCCGTTGAAATTTGGGCAATGTGGGATGGAGAGCCGACAGTAGCATATCTATTTCCATATTCACAAGGAGTTGTATACTATTGATTACTGCATATTTTGATTACAATCCAGTCGGCCCAAGTCTTTATGTACTTGAAAAAGATGGTAAAGAACCAAGAGAGACAACAATCAATATGCCAGATGGCCGCACAATGGTTGAAGCAATCTGTGGGTTTATGGCCGATGAAGGAGTACAAACGCTTTATTGTAATAAAGCTGGCATGGGTTTGGCGCCAGCTATTAAACAGTACGTTCTTACAGAATATAATAACACTACATTAAATATTGAAGAATATTAAGGAGAAGAATATGGCTCGTTATCTTTTGAATGTTGTAGAAACTTATCGTGTTCCCACTGTTAATGAAGCTCTTGAAATGCGTGATGAATTTAATGCCGCTGCTGAGTATGAGCTTCAATCTTTCCAATATACTACCAAATTTAATAAGAAAACTGAAGAAGAGTACCAGGTTGTTAAGGTTAAGAAAATTATCAATGAAGAGAAAGATCCGATTAGCGGAGTGCAGGTGAATTATGCATATTAATGCTGGATTTGAAAAGATCAGCAAGTATGCGGAAGATGAAGGAGTAAAACTCCCAACTCGTAAAACCAAATGCTCTGCTGGTTATGATATGTATGTGGCGGAAGATACAGTGGTACCAAGTTATTCCAGTTCAATTACTGCTGACTTCGCCAATGAATTAGCCAAAGATTTAAGTTCATATTATGGAACTTTTGAGGATTTTGTTAAGAGTCTTCCATATGATTTATCAACAGTGGAAACGCTGGTGAAAAAATATAATCATAAAACGACTTTGGTTCCGATGGGTGTTAAGGCATATATGCCGGACGATTGGTATCTACAGTTGAGTATGCGCTCAAGTATGCCGCATAAGCATTGGCTTGTGATTGCAAATGCTCCTGGCATTATTGATGCTGATTATTATAACAATCCGGATAATGAAGGTCATATTTTCTTCCAAGTAATTAATTTACTGCCCTTTGATATTGTACTGCACAAAGGTGACTGCATCGGTCAAGGTATCTTCTTGCAGTATGGTGTGTGCGATGATGATAGCGCCGATGGCGAACGCAAGGGTGGTTTCGGTTCTACGGATGAAAATCCTAGCACTTGATTAGGCAACTTAGACCAGCGGATATTCCGTCTGGTCTAATGGTGTTTTGACCGACTTCGGAAAGTTTGCTTTCGATGACACCGATATACATAAACGTATACATAAAGTGTGTACATAGTTTTAGATTTTGCTTGTAACACATAAACCTGATAAAGTTGTGTTAGAAGATATATAGATGCAGGTAAATAATGTATCCACATTTTAGAAACTTGCATGGTTGCAAGGCGCTTTAATTGAAACCTGTTGGACACTCGGAATGCCAGTAGAACTAATTCGGCCATCTGAATGGCGCGCAATTTGTCATTTCTTAAAAGGTTAGGATAAGCACCGAGAAAATCAAAAGAAGGTTGCATAGGAGTGGGTGCGTGACACATTTAATAAAATCTGCACGCAAGATGAAGCCGATGCAATTTGTATAGGCTATGCCGCAAGTCAATCTGCGGACAATGAACTAAATTGGGAGTGAGACAATGGAGTGGGCTGTAATTATTAATGAAATTTTCACAGTTGTGTTGATTCCATTACTTGGTATTCTGACCAAGTATTTCATTCAGTTTATCAACATTAAAGCTGAAGAACTCAAGCATAAGAAAGATGATGCACTTTATCAGAAGTATATCACTATGCTTAATGAAACCATCGTAAATGCTGTTACTACAACGAATCAGACTTATGTCGAAGCACTTAAAGCACAGGGTAAGTTTGATGTAGATGCACAGAAAGAAGCCTTTAGCCGCACATATAATTCTGTATTAGCGGTTCTTGGTGATGAAGCACAGAAGTATCTTAGCAACATCATTGGCGATGTAAATGAGTATATCCGTACTGCTATTGAACATCAGGTTAATGTAAGTAAAGTACCTGCATTACCTGCGGCAAATGGATAAAAAAAATAAAGGGGCGACTCAATAAAGAGTCGCCCCAATTTTTTTTATTTACTAGCATGGTCATGGAGAGGAAGCGCCCGCACACGCTCATCCCACACATCCATGTGTCCATTACCACCAAGACTATGATATAATGTTAAACGTTCATTATATTGCATAAGTTCAATGGGTGTAATATAACCACGTTCTATATAAACCTTACAAGTTTCAATTAAATTATGTAAATGTAAATCTAAAACGCCGCGACGTAAAAGATTTGCGTCTTTTTTGTTTTCAGCCATATCGGCACGAATTTCTTGAACGCTTAATTGTAAATCTTTTACTGCCACTAAAATTTCTTCATCAATCGCTCGATTAGCTGCTTGCGCCTATTCAAATTTCGTATCAATAGCAGTGTTCATATCTTTAATTTGAACCGCACATTTTTCTTCTAATACTCTTGACGCACGAGCTGCATCATCCCAAGCTTGTTGGCGGCGTAGTTTAGCACCTGCCGCATTGTCTTGCTTTTTTGGATCAATAACACGCTTAACAATAAAACCAATTATTGCTGCTGCGATTACTGGTATGCCCCATTTTACTAAGGTTTCCAATACAAGAGCCCAAGTCACCATTGGAATCTCCTCCTTAACAGTAATTAGCCTAAGACGTCTTCGTCTTCACCGAGATCGCTAGACTCATCACTGTCTTTTGCAGGCATGAGTTCCGCGATTGCTTTATAATTTTCTGCAATCTTTTTGTAGTTTTCTACACCGGCTTTTGCAGTATATCCGAGACGCAATGATACATAAGCTGTCGTTAGATATGCAAAAATATTCTATGCAAAAGTACCTAGCTCAGGTCTAATTAAAAGTATTGCTAAAACTACAAGCGAAAGAAAAGCCCACGTAACTACATCAATTATCGTGAGCTTTTTACTAAATTCAAGTGGTTGCTTTCGCTTTGGCTAAGATCGACGCGATTGCTTTTGCTTGCGCTTCGCTGTCGCATTCTAATCTGACATACCAAACCTGATTTTTTTCTGAGCCGTCTACTTTTACTAAAAATTCATTCATCATGTAACCGGATTTACCATTCCAAGTGATTTCGGCCCAGTCGCCAGTTACAGAATGTACATCAACAATTTGACCCGCAGCAACACGAGTAATGATACTAGTACTTGTACCCCTGCCGCTACGCATGTTTACAGTAGATCCATTTTTCGGTTGGACCTTAGCTTGATAAGCCACTTTAATCACCTCTGGTTCAGTATCACGATCACCTTCATCTGGATCCGGCTCTGTAGATGGAGCTTCAATACCAGATTTTTCATATAGTAATTTTTCAGTAGTAGCATCTACAATACCGCTTGCGGCGATACCATTTTTGGTTTGGAAATTCTTTAAAGCAGTTTCCGTTTCTGCGCCAAAATCGCTATCAGTGCCGTACTTTGGTAATGCTTCACCGACTTTCAAAAGCATTTCTTGAAGCATTTTTACATTAGCACCATAAGCACCACGTTTTAAATTACTAATTGTAATAACTACATTTGCACCATTGTCATATAAGCCAGCTGGAATTCCCCAATGAGTCCAACGGCCATATGCTTTAATTGTACTTTTTACAACACCGGTTTTACTACCTGCGGCATGAATAAAAGTTTGTCCATCGCCAAGATATAAACCAGTATGTCCCATTTTTCCTGTTGATGCGTCTTTGCGATAAAGGCAGCACACTTTATCGGCAGGAAGCGTATCAATAGTGCCTTTGATTTCAAATTTGGTTTTATTCCATTGGGAAGTGGCACCAGAAACCATCTGAATGCCAACTTGCTTCATT